ACTTCCTAAGTGTTTAGAGGCCATTAAATTATGGCATGTTATGGCAGGTAGTGCTGCTCTTGCCGGGCTGATTCACATGTTTATGCAACATAGGGAGTCGGAAGTTATTAATGGTGCGCTTTATGATGTTTCAAGTGGGGAGCCAGTGTTACTAGAATCTCAATCTAAGGATAAACGGGACATGGCTAGGTCTAAGAAACCTACCAAACCTCGTTATCGAGTACGTGCTGTAGATGATGATGCTGCTTGGGATACACAAATGGATGTGCAAGCGTCTATCGAGCCAGCCAAGCTAAGCTTTATGAATAAGCTTTACAATAATAACGTGTACATAGTTTTACACCCCATTGAAGACAAGCCCACTGGCACGTTGTTTTACATCAAGGATGAAATTGCCGTAATGCCTCGTCACTTCGCAAACACTATTGCGGAGATCTGTGAGGAGAAAGGCTTAGAGCCGGTCCTTAGAATACAATCGTATGGTGCCAAATCTATACGTCACGAATTATTTTTTAAAGATATTGACTTTGCGGTTGATAGAATAGATGATGGTGGTGCTGATTACATTTTCATGCGTACCCACATGGGGCGCATGCATTGTGATTATACTAAGCACTTTGTTTCGGCCAAATCACCTAAGTTGCAAGAAGATCTTGCTGTCGCACTTTATGTGAGGAAGGGTACCTTAGTTAATGTAATACCTAGTGCTGGCGCTCTCCGCAAGGTCTATTATTCCGACAATGTCGAATATAAGTCCCAAAGTGATTGCGTCACATATAACATTCCAACTTTGAGTGGGGATTGTGGCTCAGTTTTGACACTCATTGATAGAGCTGGTAATAGCCCTAGCCTTTTGGGTATTCATACCTCGGGTAATGGTACTATGGGCGCTTCCGTTTTACTCACACGGGAATTGGTCAATAAGTTCCTCGATAGACTTAGTAAAATGTCGTTTAAGCCTCAAGGCAATTTTTGCTCGCATAAACCTGAGATACAGTGTTTGCCTCCTGTATCAATGGACCCAGAAACGCCATATACCGACTATGTCAAAACAGTCAATGGCTTTGAGCAAGTACCTGCTATACGGCCACTTCCCGTTGACCGTTGTATGAATAATTTTACATCTCTGTTTATGACAGAGCTTAAAGCTATGACTCCACCGTCCACGTCCTTGGTGAAGACAGATTTCTTTGAGCATGTTGAGGAGTTGGGTTATGTTTCCACTACTAAGCCAGCACACCTCTCCTGTTTTGTGGATCCTAGCGGTAATAAATTTGATCCCATACAATTTGCACTCACTAGTTATTCATCGGGGGTACCTCTAATGAACTTTACGTGTCTTGAAAACATTGCACTTGCATATGCTGCTCATGTCAGGAATTCTTGTAGGGATGAACCGAAAATTCAACCTTGGTCGTGGATTAGGGCGGCTAAAGGGATAGATGGTGACCCCTTTGCTAAGTCCATAAACCGCAATACATCTGCAGGTTGGCCATTTGCTTATGTTTATAAGGAGCCAGGTAAGAAACACTGGTTTGGTGAAGATGTGGATTTTAAATTAGGACAAGAGTGGGATGTTTTGGTCGTGGATCTTAATCGCTTAGATGCAATGGTTAGGAGTGGTGTTGCTCCTCACTTTGCATTTGTTGATTTCCCGAAAGATGAGGACAGGCCTATCGAAAAGGTTGACTCTGGTAAAACGAGAATGATTTCTTGTTCACCAATAACGCTCACCTTGCTCATGCGCAAGTATTTCGGGCCTCTTATAACCTTCTTTATGAAAAACAGAATCATTTCTGGGATGGCACCTGGTGTTAACCCGTATAGTTATGATTGGTCAACATTGGTTAATGAGCTGGTGCATGCTGGAAGAACTAGTGTTATAGATGCTGACTTCTCATCATTTGATAAAAGTCAGCATGGTTATTTCATGTATCTGGCCCTTAAATTCCTTTTACGTTTTCTGCCTTTTTATACAGATGAAGACAGGATGGCTGTGATTGTCCTTACGAGGATTTGTTTTTCCAGTTTTCATGTATGTGGTGGATCAGTCTACTGGTGGCACGGCTCTATGCCAAGTGGTAGTATTTTCACAACTTTTGTTAATACTCTTATCGACCAGATAGCCGTCATGTCTGCAGTCATTTTTGCTGAGTGTGACGTACATGAGCTATCTAGAACTGATCATGCAGCAGCAGTCAAGGCTGTTGATGATAGATTGGAAACCGTATTTGACGACTACATGGTCATATGTTACGGTGACGATAGCCTGCTCTCCGCTAAAAATGATTGCATGATTACACCAGATGATATATCTCGAGCAATGGCTGGTCTTGGTTTTACATGGACGTGTGCTGCTAAAACAGGCAGCTCAGTAGAGTGGAAAACCATAGAGGATGTTACGTTTTTGAAGAGGGGTTTCTACTTCGATAAGACAATATCAAGGTGGATTGCACCTTTGCAACTTGATTCTATATTGCAGACTGTATTTTATAAGAACAAGAAGATGAAGCGCTTTGAAGTTGCTGATGCCATTTACCAAACTGCAAAAGAGTTGGCTTTGCATTCTGAAACTGTATTTGATATGTATTTCCCAAAAATTATGGCTGTTCTTAGCAAGTGTTATAAGTATTCGCCTAGCCGCGTTAAGTACTCCCAGATTCGAAGGGAGCTGCTTGATAAAACTTTTTATTATTAAATTTTATATTTGGTGTCGGCAGGGTCTTTGACAACCCGGGGGGAACATTAATGCCGCCACCTATACCTCAATTTTGAGCTACTATTCCAGGGTGAAACTCCCAGGGTACCCCCCACGCAATGTGCTTGACTCAGTACATTGTATGAACTAGAGTTGCTACTTCAACGAACTCTGGTGCTATGCCATCTCATAGCCAATTAGTCGGGTCGATTGACCCGCATATAGAAACGGAAGTGTCCACTGGTCTACATACTAATGCGACCACAACTTTCGTAGATGATAGTTCAGTACCCGTGACTATCATGCCGTTACCGAAGGCACCTAGTGCCTCATTGGGTTTGGCGCCAATTATCGACAAGGGCTTAAAGGCTTTCTTTGAGAGGCCTTTGCAATTGTCACATGTTGATTGGACCAACTCCCATGTATCTAGTGATGTTCTTTACTCTTTTAAACCTGAGGACGAGCTACTTGCTAATACATACTGGGCTGTTAAACTGTTAGGTTATAGATTTTTTAGGGGGACACTAGTCGTTCGTGTAACCCTTAATGCCCAACCATTTCAACAGGGTAGACTCATGGTTCATTGGCTTCCTTTTACCAGTGATCATGGAACTAATTATGTTGCAGCACATAATTATACCCTGCGAACGATTTCTACCCAGCCAAACGTTACCCTTGATTGCCGTCAGTCGTCTGCTGAGTTTAAGATTCCCTTTGTCCACCCCAATCGTTGGGTGGACGTAAGGGCAGACTCGCAGGCCAAAATATCAGGGGGGTGGGGTACAGTCTATATTAGAGTATTGTCCCCTCTTGTAAGTGCTAGCTCCACCGATTGTTATGTAACGACGTATGTCTCATTCGAGGATGTAGAATTTGCTGCCCCATTCGTCCCACAAATGTCTGAGACCGTTGGACTCAATGTTGACCAGAGTAAAGGTTTGGCAATGAACAAGTACATAACAACTGTAGCCAATGGGGTCCCTAAATTGGCTTCACTTGTTGCGCAGCCTGCCTGGTGCTCGTTCGCTAAAGCTGCGGTTAAGGCCGCTTTTGGGTTTTCAAAGCCCATCAATGACAAACCCGCTGGCTACGTTGTTCTAAGACCTCATCACAATATGGCGAATTCAGAGGGTGAGTCGACTGCAGAAACGTGTGGACTATTCAATGCTAATGAGGTCAAGGTTTTGCCTGGTTTTGCAGGTACTGATATTGACGAAATGAATTTTAATTATATCAAGGCTATACCTTGGTATTGGCAATCAGCTACTTGGAGTACTGATCAAGCTGTTGACGGCCACATTTGGGATGACACCCTTTTTGGTAATATTGGTATCAAGTCCACGGCTGCTGCGAGTGGTGGTGGAACTGACAATTTCGCTGAGTCTCCACCATTTGCTGCTGTAGCTAGCCTTTTTCAATACTGTCGGGGCGGCCTTAAGTTACATATAAAGGCCGTCAAAACAGATTTCCATTGTGGTAGATTCTGCGTTACCTGGATTCCTGGTGGCACCAATCTACTTACCTGGCCTACGCCGCCTACTTCATCTACATCCCAGTATGGTTATCGTGAGATAATTGATCTGAGAGACTCTGATGAATGGACTATTACGTTACCATATGCGTTGTCCCCGCCTTATTGTAAAGTGTTTGATTCACTTGGACATGTTTACATACAGGTTGTTTCACCGCTTAGGACCACTAGTATAACTGCGCAGTATGTTAAGTTTTTGCTTTACCTCTCTGCAGCAGATGACTTTGAGGTTGCTGTGCCCACTGGTAATAACCTTATGGTTCCTATGGTCCCACAAGGCGGTTTCGACATAGAGCCAGCCGGGGTTGACACATTTGTTTATAGTGATGCTGAACAGTACTGTGTCGGTGAGACTTTTCGTTCTATAAAGCAGCTCTTAACAAGGTACTCCAGGCTCTATAGCGGTCCAAGTGCTACAGATTTTGGAAATCAGACTGCTTTTTATTTCCACCCTTTTGCTGTTGGTGGCGTTACTCGCAACTCTGGTGGCAATCATGAGGGTGCCCTGTTAGGAGACTATTACTCATACTTTGGCACAGCTTATGCTTTATCCAGAGGTGGTGTTAACTTTATAATAACGCAGAGCAATAGCACTAATGTTACTATCCAGTACGACGATTCTGTTGGTTGGCGACGCCGTTTTGCTGGTGTAACCACTTTACCATATTACTCTGCATATGGCTCAACAGTAACGTCTCCTGACACAGCCAATACGGCAACAAAGAATGTCAATGCCATGGATTTTGCCACAGCAGTTACAGGGGGCCCAACTTGCTCATCGGGCAACCTTGTTAATTTTGTTCAATCTACTAATGGTGTGGAGTTTAAAATACCCCATTACTCGCCTTGCGCATCGAGGATAAACCCGCAAACTTATAATAGTGTTTCAGATGTCTTTGACCTCTATAACCTATTGCCTTACCCAACAGCTCTAGTCCAATATTCTTCTCAAAGTACTGTTACTCTGAAGAAGATGTTTAGAGCGGGTGCAGACGATTGCCAATTTGGTCTTTTCATTGGCTTTCCGCCCACGTATGTGGGCACCTCTTAATGCATGGATATTTATTTGCATTACACTCAAACTAATGGTTTTAGTACTGATCTTAGGAAAATTTTACTTTAGTTTGTTATCGACGTTGATCTAGACGTCCGTTAACCGTTAGTTTGAGACGGTTAACTTCTAGAGAGTCAGCCCTTTGGGGGCTCCTATCAGATCCAGGATAGGAAACCCATTTCTTTGGAA